AATGTCTTCTACATCAATGGAGTAGACCTCGCTGTATTGGATGTATTCTTCCCAATTCCAACCTTGGTTGGTTGCGTCTTCCTCGTTGTCGCATTCCACTTCGTATTCCAAGTCAACACGAACATATACTTTGTAAGTTGCCATGATTAGTCCTCCTCGTACAAGGTAATTTCCCATGGGCTGTCCCAGCCCACAGAACCATCTGAATCTTCTGTGATGAGTTGGTCATCATCATAAGAGTAATAAACTGCCTCGGCTTCTTCGGCTGAGTTTGCTTCAACCACATACATATGGTTAACAGTTTCAGTTACATAAATTGCATATTTCATGTTGGGTTCCTTTCTTCCCTGCCGATAGAGTACAACCACCACAAACAAAAAGCAACAATTATTTTGGAGGAATATGACCGTAGAGCAAATTGAATACAATATGTTGAAATCACCTGACAATGGTGCATGGCGTGACCATGCATTGTGTGCTGGTATGGGCAACACTCACTTTTTTGAGTTTGGTGCTGGGCGCACTGTCAAAACAGTGGCGTTAAGTATTGCCAAGGCAGTTGACACTTGTGCTGAATGCCCCGTGACAGTTGAGTGTTTGCGCTTTGCAGTAGACAATGACATCAAGCATGGTATTTGGGGTGGGTTGATGCCTAAAGAGCGTAAGGGTCTTCTAAAGAGTTTCTGTAATGTTTCAGAGCAAAGCGTTTAGGTAAGAGTTAAAGGTATCAGCACCTACGAGGATGTCTCTTGACCAAGAGGCTTCTCGTAGTGCTTGCCCTTCTTCTGCACGAACCTTTGGGTCACATAATGCTGTGATGTGCTTCTGCCATTCTTTTGCTTTGTTCTTTTTGGCAACTCTGCCAACTCCCCAAAGTTTCTGTAATGTCTCATAAGCAGGTAACCCCGATGCAACCCACGGAATACCTGAAGCAGAGTATTCAAGAATCTTGATGTCAGACTTAGCATGATTGAATGGAGTGTCCCGTAGAGGTGCAATACCAATATCCATTGTGAGTAAGTTTGGATAATCTTCAGGGTCAGTTGCTGGGAGCGAAGTTACAGAAGTTTCTGTAATGTTCCATTTGGATGCAAGCGAAGGTGCATTGGGGTGCGCACCACTATGCTGGAGAGAGATTAAACCAAGTTTCTGTAATGGTGGGATAGTGCCAGCAACAGTTTCAAGGTCACCACTTCTGTGGTTGGTTGAGCCCACCCATCCAACAATTGGTTTAGTTTCTGTAATGTGTTCGTGGATATTGAATCGCTTTACATCAACAGTATTCAGTAACACATCTATGGGTGGACAATTACTAAACATTTTTAGTAGTCGGTCTCTTAGGTACGGTGTGGATACGGTTATTCTGTCGCTTGTAGCAAGTACCTTTTTGTAATGATTGGTGTTTTCGTTTGGGCTGGTTTTTGGGTGACTTGCAGCAAAAGCAAGGTTGGTTGTGTCCAGTCCCCAGTACCAGTCATCAAGGTCATTGATAATAATCTGACCCGCTTTCTGTGCCAACTTCATGTGTTCAGAAAGGGTGTCATGCATTAGTCGTTGCATGATAATGATGTCAACATCATGGAGCGTAGAATCTCCATCGGTTTGTATAGAGAAGTGCGTTCTGTTCCATACAAGAGTCCCAATAAAAGTATCGGTTTCTAGCAAGGGTTCGTACTGTCCTAGTCGTACCCAACCTGCACCACCCCAATGGCTTTTGTTATCAGGTGACCTCTGTGGTGGGACTCTGTCCCCGCTGGCTATTCCCAGTTTCAACTTCAATTAATTTCCTCGTTTTATTAGCGTGCTTTGAGCAAGGGTGTGTAGGATTTTCTGTAACGGGTACGAATACTGTCAGTGTGACATTACATGAGTCGCATTTATATGTCTTCCTATACATAAGTACTAGTCTAGATTATTTAGTCGGTTTCTGTCAACAGTTACTTATCTGTTTCTGTGTACTTGTCCCTGAGTGGTTTGCGTGTCTTCCAATTAACACAATTCTTTCCCCACTTTGTCATGTTCCTCCAACCTTGGGCTGGACGGAAAAAAGGCTCATTGTTTAATTTGTCGTCCAATGTAATGTACTCATTTGTTGTTTGGTACCCAAAAAAAGCAATACGGTTACCAACAATAATTTGTTCTTCTTTGGTGGCTTTCTTTGCTGTCTTTGCAAACTCCCATCCACCGTAACCCTTCCAAGTAGATTGGGCAATCCCAAGACCACCTGCGTAATAACCACCGTCTTTCCAATCATGGTTGGTTTCACACCAAGAGACTGCTTCCCAAAACTTTATTGAGCCAGCCTTCCGTGTCTGTAATTGTGCAAAAAGTTCAGGGTGGATTATTTTGACACTTGCAGTGTGTACGAGAATTGCAGGAATAGTGGTTACAACAGTTGTTGTACTCGCCTCTGGCGCATCACCTCCTGTTGTTGTTAGGGCACCAAAAGTGGTGGTAACTGAAAGGGTGAGTGCGGTAAGAAGGCGATAAACCATTTTTCTCCAATGTCCATACAATAAAAAAGACCCCGTACCAATTGAGTACTGGAGGTACTCGGAGGTGAATCCTTGGTATGGGGTCTGTCTACAGGTTACAGGGTTATTGGTTGAAAAGCAAGAACCTCAGGATATCTAAATCACCCAATTCTTCGGTCATAAGTGGCACCGAATTAATATTCAAAGTTTCATGCTTGGTTTCTGCAACAGCATTGCAATCTGTGCATCGGCAACCTTGTCGGTAACGCACCCAAGTACCGTGTGACCTTATGGCACTTGGTTTTGGTGTCTTATTGGTAATGACTGTCCGTTCTAGGGGGGTCAGTCCACCCCACATTCCCCAAGTTTCTGTAGTGCCTGCGTCTAAGCATTCTTTCCATACAGGGCATCTACGACACACTTCTCGTGCAACTCCATAGTATTTGTCAGGGTTGTCGGTATCTAATGGGGGGTACCAAATATCAATATGTCGGTTTTTACAAAGACTCTTAGAAATCCATTGTGGTGTGTCCACTACTCATCTTGCCTAACTACACAGTCCCATCCAAGACCTGTGTATCCCCCAAGGTCAGCCCAATGGTCTCTTTTTTCAGGAGACCACGAGATTCGTGCAATCTTTAACAAGTCCATCATGACTGCTATGTCATGTGGCTTTATGTCAAAACCACCACGTGCCTCTATGGTGCGTTCAAGGTACGTCTGCCAAAATGTAGCGGTCGTTTGAAAATCATATATTGGGTCACCGTAAGCATCGTTACGGTCACCATTAATGAGATTAATTGATTCTTTAAGTATGTCTGTACGGTGATTATCTATAGTTGTCATTAGGCCATGTCCACTTGCTTGATTTCTTTGCGTGAGGGTTTGTGTCTTTGTAAATCTGTGTGTAGGTGCTTGTTGGGTTTTTATTGGGTTCCCAAATAATGTGTGACTTTGATTTTGGTGCTACGGGTAACTCAATAAGTATTTTTTGGGCTTCATTGATTGTTACAACTTTTTTAGCAAAATCTAAAAGGTCGGTTACTCTGCGTGCGTACACTTGTTCGTTCCATGGCTGTGTACGAAGGAATGAAATAACTCCTGCACGGTCATATTGGGTGTAATACAAAGGATAGTCATCTATTGCGGCACACTCGTCTGTAGCAAACGCTTTTAAAATACCTTTGTTTGTACCAAAATGTAGGCTGTCAGGATAAAACCCAAAGCGTTCTAGCCATTGAATAGTTTGTTCATAAGAAACAGAACCTCTGTGGGTCAGCAAATGAATTTTTATGTTGTTTTCCTTCAGAAGGTTCCAACCTTCAACAGTGTTGTCCATAGGAGCATCACAATTAAACAATTGTGCTTTCTGCACACCTTCTACAAGCCATTCATCAAACTGTTGGTCTGTCAAACCCCACTCTTTATAAAAATCCCATGTAGTAGGTAAGGGCAGTTCTTTGCCCATCTTAGTTTGAGCGTATGCATGAAACACTTTGGCAAAGTCGTATATGACTCCGTCCATATCAATTCCAACATCAGTAATCACTGAGCCACCTCTTATTCTCATCACGGGTTACCCACGCTACGGTTTTTTCTAGAGCAGTTTCAAGATTAAAAGGTGGTTTCCACCCTGCGTTATGAATCTTGGAAGAATCCAAAGCGTAACGATGGTCATGACCTGGGCGTGTTGAATGGTAATCCACCCAGTCAATCTCACAGGCAGTATTAAGGATGTCCGAGATAATCTCAGTCATCTCAAGTACAGACTTTTCTTCACCAGCGACATTCCAACGGTTTGGTTTCTGAGTTTCTACAGAGTTTTTGTAACGTACTGCTGGTGCTTGTGTAAGAACCCACAATAAAGCATCGGCGTGGTTACGGGCATGAAGCCAATGGCGCTCGGATGCTTGCCAGTTTGGAAACCCATCTGTAAGACCATGATAAATACCATGAAGTTCTACAGAGGTTCCATTTGCAATAGAACGAATAGTTTTTGGAAGGAACTTCTCAGGATGTTGGCGTTCTCCAAACAGGTTCATTGTGTTGGTAATGGTCAATGGAAGACCATAAGTGCGCCAGTATGAAATACCAATTGCTTCTTGACCAACCTTGCTGGCTGCATAAGGGTTGGAAGGGAGCATGGGGTCAAGCCATTCTTGGTGGGCGTGCCCTGCTGGTGCGGCTCCATAAACTTCATCTGTTGAAATCTGAACAAAGTGCTCTAAGTTGTCATGAGTGCGTGCCCATTCATACATGTTGAGTGACCCAATAACGTTGTTATGGATGAAAGGTGCTGGGTCAGTAATACTGCGGTCAACATGGGATTCAGACGCAAGGTGTAAAACATGCGTAATATCCTTCAGTTTTTCAGAAACAGGTTGTAAAGGTGCCCTTAGGTCGTGCCACATAATTTTTACTCGGTTTGAGTCGTAATTATGGATATCCAGAACTCTGTCTACTTTACCCGCATAGGTCAGCGAATCAAGTACCAAAATTTCACTATCGGTATTGGTAAGGAGGTGTTCAATAAGGTGATGCCCAGCAAAGCCGCATCCCCCAGTTACTAGGATTTTCATTTAATATTCCTCTTCAGGGTCTTGTGATTCTATGTATTCAGCAAAGATGTCCCAAAGGTCATCATTTGTAGGGTTTAGAGACATGTATCTAAGGGTACTGAGAATCTTCCAAAGAAGATAAGTGTTAAATACTAATAAACCAATTATTATCATTTTATGCTCCAAACTCAGTTGATTTTAGGTGGTACTTATGGTTATGTCAAGAGTCTTCATCAGAAAAGTCAATGACATCTGCATACAGGGCATCGGTGGCTTCTTCGCTTAATCCACCATTAGGAAGCATCTTGCTGGTCTCCCCAACTTTTTGTCCAAACAGTCTTGAAAGAACGCCACTAGACCCACGAGTCTCAACTTCAATACGAAGCATTTCTCGGTTGTCACTGATGCGAGCCATTTTCTCCACAAGGTTAAATACTCGGTCAATTTCTGTAGAAAGGCTGGAATCAAGACCTTGTCCTTCTAGTTCTTCAGCGAACCTAGCGAACATTACACGACCTACTTGCATCTCCAATAAAGCCTTCATAGCAGCCTGAAGTTGGTCTTTGGACTTAATCTCTAAAGGCAAAGAAAACGCACATGTCGCATTTTCGTTAAATTGAGGGCATCGGGGAGCCAAATAGCAATTATTGCACTCCCTTAGTGGGTCAGCATTATATTTTAGAAGGTTAACCTTCTCAGGCTCAATTTCTAGTTCTTCTCCATCATTTCCAACGGTTCTATGGCCTAAAGACACCACAGATTCAATGCCCATTACGGGTAGTAATGACCGCCCTCTTTCGTGCCGCTCATTTGATGGGGCTGTAGTAATACTTGACCCCCCTGGAGCCACTTTTTGAAAAGGAGGGGTAACACCCCCAATAGTAATTATTGGGGGGTCAGAAGGGGGTCCAAACTCGTCTTCGTCATCAGCCACAGAAGGGTCATAGGCCCCAAAAGTATGGGTCTCCCATTGTTGCCAAGAACGGATAGCAAGAGTGCCAACAGTGGCAACATCATCCTCCATTACAGAATCTATGTCCACATCAAGTCGTATAATATCTGCTCGGTGCTTCTTTCTGGCAGACTCTTTTTGCTGGGCTGGATAACGGCGCAAACCATGACCATCCCAAACCTGAGTTTCCCCGTAGCGGATGACAGAAGTCCAAGAATTGACAATAACAGCATCCCAAGGAAGGTGCTCAATGAGGTCAGGCTTAGAAGTAATGCCAATAAGTTTGGCTCCCCAACGGGCTGCCAATTGGCGAATTCTGACCATGTTACGAGGGTTTACAGCCTTGTCTGAGATGGCTACACGACCATACTTTTGACAAAGCCACGCAAGGCGTTCTAAGTCAGTTTCATCATTCCATACAGGAACATACTTATCCCCAAGCCATGCTCCATCATAATCAGGGCGACCAATAACAATGGAAATGTCATCTGCGTAATTACGTACAAAATCATCAAAACGAGTCAAATCTTCATCATTTTCAGAAGTATAGATAATGATTTCGTTACCTTGAAAAATGTCTGACAATACAAATTCCTTCTTTTTAGGAATTGGTAAATGTGTGAGATTTAGAGCAAAATGCTTGACGTTGTTGTCAAGCAACATACGCCGATATGAACCTTTTTCTGACCCTCCGAAAAAGACTTTCACTCCCAACCTGGCCTGCGCCAGATTGATGGAGAATGGGCAGATTCCACGAGTAGACGCTCTGCAACATCGTGGTAGGGGCGAATCATGTGGATGCAGGGGTCAAGCCCTTGTTCAAACTCTTCGTATTCTCCCTCGGTCATTGGTTCTCCATCATGGGTGATGCATACAGGGGGTCCACAAAAACTGTTTTCCAACCCGTAAGCCATCCATTCATCAAAATTCATTATGAGTGGTTTTGGTGGACCGTATGGTTCTGAACCAACGCCCCCATGTTCATTAATCTGACTCACGCCATGTCCTTTCTGCCTTCGCTAATGCTTGGCTTTCAATTTCCTCAACAAGTACATCCCAACTTTTTAGAACTCTTTCTTCGTTCCATTCAAGTCGGATGGTGTCGGGTACCGTCAATAGTAGCGTGGGTATACCCATATGCGCAACCTTCGCAACAGCAATTGGGTCAATATCTATGTACCAATTAATTTTGCCGTAAACAGCATTAAAAGAAGCAACACGGTCAATCTTTACATCCACACTGTCTTCTAAAACAATGTCTACGGTAGTGGCTTTGTAGCCTTCACGCTTTAACCATTCAAGAAGAATGGGAGTATTTGTAATGCCTGTAGCCATGATGGCTAACTTGTTGTTGTACCCAGCATTTAGGGCTCCCCATAGTCGGCGCATTTCTTTTCGTGGAATACGAGCACCAATTTCATCACCAGGGGAAGCAATGGCATCAAAATTAATTAGAATCACTTGTCGTAAAGACCCATTTCAGTGCGTTGGCGATGCGTATAGTATTCGGCGGCAGGGCAGTACATACACACATATTGTCGTTTTTCTTTAGGAATACCAGTTTTACGTCCAATAGTCTTATCGTCATTGCACCAATCAATGCAACCCTGACTTGGTCGGTTGTGACGACTAAAACATTTGAGTGCATCAACTTTTAACTCATCTCGGAAGTCACGGATGTAAACATCTTGGTCTTGCAACTCTCTTTTAAGTGCTGTTTCTACATCTAACTTAGATGCAGTTTCTGGGTCTGTGCGATAGATTAATGCTCTACAGTTCTGAGGGTCGGGTACCTGTGCGTTATGTCGGTCACATAGTTCACGCAACTCTTGGTCATATTCAGGTGGTCCATCATACGGACGCATCTTCCACATAACCCCATGGGTTTTGCATACAAGTAGACGGTCAAAGTCTTTATCAGCCATTTTGTGCTCCTAGTAGTTTCTGTAAGGTATCTTACATGATACCTAGTGGTGTTGTCTACTGTTACTGAAGGTGCGATTCAAAATTTGGGAAGTTTGGTGCTTCTTGAATATTATATTGAATTTGAAGCATGTTTTTGCGAATAGCGGCTGCTGTTGGGTCAACATTGCCACCACGGTTTGGGGTAAGTGATTTAAACTTGCCATCGCCTGCACCTAGAGTGAGGTCACGATTGCATGAGCGGGATTCATTAACTGCCATAATTTACTTCTTTCCTTTGGGTTTTGCGGCTGCTTTTTTAGCAGGTGCTTTAGAGGCAACTGACTTTGGGCCTTCAACTGTTTGTGGAATTAAAGTAGTTAAAGGTTTCATTGATGCTTTATCATTTAAAGGATTTTTACCCATGACTGGTTTATAGTCTGGGTCACCAATTTTTGGTTTTGGTTTTGCTGGACCATATTTTTTAGCGCCAACTCCACCTTGCTCGTTAATCTTACGACCCTGAGTCTTGGGAGCACCAATGTTACCTGTAGCAGCAGCAGTTGCTTCTTGAGCAGTAGCATACCCAGACTTAGGACCTTGAACAGGTTGTGACATTGGTCCTGCTGCTGGCGCTTGTGGACCTGCTGTTTCGGAAAGCCAAGGTCCATTAACACCTTTTTCATTTAATTTTTGACGGGCTGTGGCAGCCTCAGGACCACCCTTTTCGTCATTAGCATGAGCGTAAAGACCATCTGGCACTTTAGTACGGTTACTTTCGTCAAGTTGACCCATAGGTTGTGGACCTGATTCAATAGCACCAGCAGGTTGTGGTCCTGCACCAATTGCAGGAGTACCTGGACGCTGTGGACCCGCAACAGGTGTTTGTGGACCTACTGGTGGAGCACTAGTTTGCTGTCCAACTGGAATTTGTGGGCGACCAGGACCTACTGGAGGAGCACCAATTTGTGGAGGAGTTCCAGGAGGCTGCATCTTTATTGGTGGCGGTGCTGGTGGAAAAGGAGGTGGCGGTGGTGGGCCATAAATTGGCGGAGTAGGACCTACTGGCGGAGTTGGAGGCGGAGTAGGACCGACTGGAGGAGTCGGCGGTGGCGGCGGTGGAGTCGGCGTTGTGGGACCAACTGGAGGAGTTGGACTACCACCACCGAATGTACTGTTGTTTCCGCTGAAGGCTGTCTGTCGTCCTCCACTATTTTTGGATTGAAAGGAGTTATCGTAATCGCCGTTTCCAACATTAGCGCCTCCCATATTACCGTAGACAGTTCCGTAGTTGTCGTTACCTTGAACCATGGTAATGCCATGTGATGCTAACGCACCACTAAAATCTCCACGCCGACCACGGCGCATACCACGACTATTAGCAGGGGAAGTAATAGATGCATTTTGGCTTCGTCCACCACCTGCAACTGGAGGACCCATTAAACCATCGTCTGCCATATCGGAACCATTTCTTGAAGAGGCGGTTGAGCCTGAATTGTCTTTATCCATTTTACCATCACGTGAGTCTTTGTATTTTTTAGCGGCCCAGCCACCTACGCCACCAACAGTCTTTTCAATGGTATCGTTCAAGCCTGTAAACATGTTGTAATGGTTTACACCAGTATCATAATTGGGTCCACCGCCACCGCCACGGACACCCCGAAAGGTAGAAGGTGAACCTGGAGGTGCTTGGTACGTCCCAGGTTGTCCTGTCTTACGCCACATTTCCCAGTCCATGTGGCTTTGTGGAGCACGCCCTTGCTGTTGCAAGTAGCGGTTAATATCTTTATTTGTATTGAAGTCTGAATCTGTCATTACTATTGACCTGCTTGTGCAGACTTTTCAATTTGGTTAGCAAGAATACTTTGCAAAGTAGATGTGGTGCCATGTTGCTTCAAAAGGTCAGAGGCGCTTCCCCATGCTTCAGTTTCTGACATACCATGGTTGCGCTGGATATGTTGCGCAAGAATGGCTGTAAGAACATGAGGAGAATGGGTCTCCATCAATTTACGAGCCTCTTCATGGTAGTTTGTTTCATTTTCCATTATGCCCACAATCCTTGCATTGAGTAGCGACTAGAACCTTCAAAGTTGTCTTCCATAAAACCATTACGGAACATAACTGGAGCACCTGAAACCCAACGGCTATAAGTTGGCATAGTTCTTGGAGTATCAAGTACATCCATTATAGTCATTTCTTGACGGTTAAACCCACGGGTTTGTGGAAACAACTGTTGTGGTACAAGCGGACGAATTGCTCTAATTTGTTCTGGGGGTAGCAAATAAGATTGTAAAGCCTGGTCTACCAGCATCTCTGTATGAGACTGATTGGGCTTGTACGGAACTTGCATTATTGGATGTCAGCAACAACTTGTGGTGATTGTGAAAGAGATGCAATAATGTCACGGCGGGTACCCTGCATACGGCTCATTGCACGCATGTCATGGTTAGTTTCTGCAATGCCACCTGGGTCATGGCTATTTGGAATGTTATTTGCATTTAAAGCATTGTAAGCGCCCAAAGCAGCAGCAAGAACTTGTGGTTCTGCTGCCATCATGTGTGCAATTCTTGCGGGGTTATCCCGCTCGTCAATTCCTCTAGTCATTGGGGTTCCTTAGGTGTATTAGATGGGTGGGCGGCACGAGAACTTTGTTGTTTTTGTTCCATAATATATTCTGTAACTGCATCGTGCGGTTCAGACGGATTAGCAAAGTTAACCCAAAGAACATTAGGAGTATTAACATTCCGCACAACTACTGGGTTGCGCTTAGGATTATTTCGTTCATCACGCCCTCGTGACATTACTGCTCCTCGTTGTCTTTTTGCGCTTCTAAGTGTTTACGCAAATTTGTAAGACGCTCTTTTTCACGTGGGTGAGGAGCGCCATAATCTAAAGTTTGGTTAATTTCCGCAAAAGTACCTTCACTGATTTCACCTTTTGATGCAAAACGTCCTAAAGCAGTATCATTACCCTGTGACCAGTCACGGGCTACTTGCTGTGGTCCATCATTAAGTTCAAATTGAGGGGTCGGTTTTGGACGACCTACTTGGCGCTTTGGGTGGTCACGAGTATCTTTTCCACGAGGCATTATTTTGCTCCACATCCAACACAAGGAACACGCTTACTAGGGTGGATAGATTCCCTGTCGTGCCACTCCAATGCTTCTCCCATGTCGTCAGTGCAATTGCTACAAAGTGGTCCGTCTTCGTCTTGACCAGCATTGGCACGATTTTGGTAGTATTCCATATCTGCACCCGTCATCATGAATGATTGACGGTCAACACCACGATTAGGGTGTTTACTAGTATCTTCTCCACGAGGCATTAGTAATCCTCGTTTTCTTCACGGTTGTCAAAATACTGATTAGTAGCATGCGCTGCTACGCCACCTACAATAGCACCTATTGGACCATATCCAGCAGCACCAATAGCAGCACCACCTGCTACTCGCAACATGTTATGTAGTTTGTGATGGTCCATTCCATGTCCATCATCAAAAGACTTTCTGCGTGCCATTATTGATTATTCCATCCTAGTTTGCCACCCTCTACCATGCCACCTTGCGTGATGGCTCCACGAATAGCCAAATGGCGAGCATTTTGAGGTGACTCACCATAACCTCGGTAAGTGCGGTATGATGCACGAGCATTCGCAGCACCTTCGGGATTTAACATAGTTGTTGGTCCTGTGGGATGGGAGTATCCCTGTGCTCTATAGCCTGCCAAAGTGTCCTTAGACATTCCACGGAACTCACTACGTGGTGTTGAGCGGTGGTTACCACCAACTGAATTTCCTCTATGGTCAGTAGTCATTAGTAAAAAATACCTTCAGCAGGGTCTTTTGACTCTTTGTATTTTACCGTGGGTGGGTACTCGTAGGGAGAACTGTAGCCCATTGAGTTTTTACCTGAACGAGCGTCTACTGCTTCAGAAATAGCCGTAGGAATGTGGTCAATACGGTTACCAACATTGTCATCGTCTGGAACGGGTTTGTCAGGGTGGTAAGGGGTTGAGTAATCAACACCATAATGTGCATCGTCTAGGTAATCGTTTCCTTTGCGGTGCTCATCAATAACTTCCTGTGCGGTGTCTGAATCAATTTTATAGTAACGTTGAAGCGCTTGGATAACACGGGGGGTAGGGCGGTGCCCACCATGTGATGTATCAGGGTTTCCTACTGGATTTCCTCTATGGTCAGTTGGCGGCATTAGTAGTGTCCTTTCTTCAGACGCTCTTCTCTAAGGTTATACTCTTCTTCAACATCTTCAGGGTCCCAGGGGTCAAGTACTTCATCTAAGTTAGGGCGAGGGATACCATGTGGAGGTGCGTCATCTTCATGGCGGATGTTAGACGTATCAGGGCGAGGGATACCATGTGGAGGTGCATCATCATTATCTTGGGTATTCGTGATACGTGGGTCAACTGGGCGGCGACCTGGATGGTCTCGTGAATCTTTACCTCTTGGCATAACTCTATTTTACCTTATTTCCACGGCGGTGCTAATGATTTAAGAAGAGCACGCCGTTCAGCACTAATCTCTTGAACCTGTTCTTCTCCTTGGCGAGAAGGGATGCCACGAGGGCCTACTTTTCCATCATTGGTAAGACGAACAGGTTCTGCTCCAGGGGGAGCAAATTTAAGACCTTGAGATTCTAATTGAATTCCTGTCCAAAGGTTAAACTCTTCGGGCCAAACGTAGTCACCAGGGTTGATGCGCTCACCTTTATGGACACCACGGCTGTACTGCCGAGCATTCATACGACTTAATGTTCCAAGAATCTTGTCTTGGCGGCGGTTAGAAGACATGGTGCCAAGGTATCCGTCTGGATACTGTTCTTCTACACCTGTGCGGTACCCCGATAGCAACTGGTCTTTAGAGTTGCGCCAAACTGGAGAAGGCCCCATGCTGGCAGCAGTTCCCATACCAGGAGGTTCATTAGCGCTACCCCACTGAGTAAATGTATTAGCAGCCATTACTGTAACCCACCTGCGCTAGGACCACCTACAAGACCCCCTTGACCACCACCTACTGTGGAAACGGGACGAGGGGGGCGTGACATAAACTTTTGGTATTTGCCACTAGCGGGTTGACGGTTACGCTTACGAGAAGGCATTAATATGAAGTCTTCGGTGGTTCGTGGGACGGGTCTTTCTCCATCTTCCGATATTGTTCGTCTTCCCAAGCGGTCTGTTGTTCTTCTGGATTCAACTTTGCGTATACTTTCCCGTACTCGCCATCCATGCCACCACGTTGCGTAATACGTTTTCCGTTATGTGTTGTCATAATCAGTCCTTACTTAATAATTGGTTTAAAAGAAATTGCAGAAATTGTTTCTCCGTCATTGCCTGGGATGTCATCAAACCCAATAACAAAAGATAAATCAATTCCACGTGGGGCAACAAATCCACGGGCGATAGCGCAGGCTTTGGCTGCTTGGTTTACTGCTGATGCGCCAATAGCACGCATTTTAGGCATTTGCCCAGCATTAATAGCACGAGCCATGATGGAACCTACGGATTGCGGGTTACTAGAACCCGATACCTTCAGAATATCGTCAATGGTGGTGTTCAGTTCTTGTGACATAAAAGACTCCTAGTAGAATAGTTATACCTTTATTTTACTGATAACCAGCCTCATCTAAGAGCCCTGTGAGGTCTTCTAGACGCATCACAACGTATGAATCACCCAATGCTTTTTCCCCCTTACCAGGGCGTTTAACAACCAACACAGGAACTGCACCACCAAGGCGTTCAGCCTGTTCTACAGTGTCATTAAGCCATTGGCTCAGTTGGAATGCTTTTTGGTTTTTGCATTGAACCGCCACTTTTCTAAGAGGGCTCTTGCGAGCAATCCCATTGATATCCCCAGTGTCATTGCCACCAGATAATGCAGGACGGTGAGCATTGATAAACCCCTTGTTGATTAAGTAGTCCCTTACAGAAACTTCAAACGATGTGCCTTTGGCTTTAGCCTTATTTGACACGGTAATTTTCCCGTTGCCAAAGAATAATGACAAGCATTGCGCCAATAAAAAAACCTGCAATAAAACTACTCATTATGGACTACTTCTTTTGTCAGGTTTTTATGAATGTCTAGTATGTGGGACCACTCTGAGTACCAACGCTTTGCGTTGGCTTCCTCCCTTTTGGCTTCAGTACGCCAAATACCTACTTCTCTACGAGTCACATCTAGTTCAGACCTAATCAGTTCTATTTCTGAGATTAAAGACTCAATGTGCTTTTTGTGCTCATCTCGCTCTGAGAGGGCTTGCACTAACTTTTCATTTAAAGATGATGCGGCGCATTCATCTACACATACTAAATTAACCATTGTTTTTATTTGTCCTTAAACATTTGTCCAGTAAATGCACCACAGCAAAAGACTGCGGTTACCATAATTATGAGTGTAAAAAAATCAGCCATAGGATAGCCTTTCTAGTCGTGCAATTTCTGCTTCAAGTTCTCGTACTCTACTGCGTAGATTTACAATTTCCTCAGCAGCACGATGAACTATTTCGTTAGCAAAAAGGTCGCTGTAACCAAAACGGTCAAGAAGTTCGTCTACAAGGTCGTAAGTCATACACGCTCCGTAACTTGCACAGAAACAATGTGCTTTTTAAATTCACCACACCAGCCATTTATAGGAGATGTTGGAAATCCAGAATTGGTAGTAGTGGAACCAACAGGTGGATACCTACGACACTCCACCCAATCAGAACCATTAATTGGCATTGCAAATTCGCAAATAATACATGACTTATTGCCCATAAAATGACCTTACTTTTTCTTTTAGTTTTTCGTTTTCTTCTTCTAATTTTTTACAACGTTCAACCCAAAACTTAATAACCCTGCGTTGTTCTGTCAGTTGGTCACTAATCGGTAAATCAGGCATGTGGTTCATTTAAACTCACCTAAATAAAGTTTAGAGATGTTTGTAAGGTGGTCAATACCACGAGTGGTGATTACCCAACCTTTTTTAGTTTCTGTAAGGAGGCCATGTCGGGTTAAAGTATTAAAAGATTCTTTAACTCTGCTGGGTTTACTAAACTTGTGGGGGAACAATGCCAGAGTCTGTTCAACACTAATTGGGCGTGTACGGTTCATACGAGCGTAGCGAAGTGCAACATGGGTGCCCCCACCATAAGTAAATTTGTCTCTCATGCTGAGTACCGTGCCTGCCTGCGCTCTTGAGGAGCAAGGCTAATGCGCCTGCTTAACTCACGACTAATTACCTGAGCACCACGTTCACAACGTTCAAAAACAGACTCAACTAGTTTACGGTAAGCACGCTTTTCTGAGTACAATTGCTGGGCTTCAATAACCTCAGGTTTTGTGTCTCTACGTGCTTTAGCGAGTGTGACAGTGTCACCTTTTTCTTTGTCACTCCATTGACCGATAAGAGTTTCTGCTTCAATGACCTTTAAATCATTTGCAGCACGCTCTTCATCAATCTCAGCCAAAACCATATCGGCTTTAGCAAATGAAACCCAGGCCATAAAAAGAGTATAAAACTCCATAAGTTGGTTGTCTGGAAGTTCATCTAGGTACAATGGAATATCAGGAACGCTACCTTCAGGGCGGTCAGGTAACGAAAACTTCTTAAGGAAGTCTCCCATGATGGAATGCTTAGGAGTCAGCGGATTGTTCAATGTAGTCTTCCTTCCAACAAACTTTTGAATAAGGGCAATATTTGCAAATGCGACTTGATGAATCTTCTGCAAGAGTCGGTCGCATTGGTGGTATCCCAGAATCTAGCGCCCTAATAACACTTTGACAACCTGCCAAGATGTCTTCAATCAACTCTGCTTGATACTTAACTGAAAACTCTTTTACGTCCTGATTGGCTTTCCATTCATAAAGGAACACACCTTCATGGATACCAAGACAGTACATATACAAGTTAAGTTGACGCAGGTGTGTTGGAAAGGGTTGGCGCACCCTCTTCCACATGTCATTCTCAGATGTAGCAGATTTGAATGACTCGTAGTCTTCCATGCGGATAGTGCCAGCGCCTACGCTCTTAATCTCAAGGATGGCACGACCTTTCTTGTCATTGATGATGCCATCAGCGTGCCCCATAAGGCGATATTCCTCATTAAGGATGGGTACTTCAACTTGTTCAAGTACACCTGCGTCTGTGAGCCACTTCTGCCACTTAGCGTGGATGGCATGGCCTTCAGCAAAGATGTTGAGTTTCTGAAATGTAAAGGTCTCACCTTGCTTTTCGTAACCCTTGATGGTGTACCAAGAAGAACGAGGGCACCAATCCTTTTTACAAATCTCCGAAGGGTGAAGATGCAAAGTATCACGAGTGCTATTGAGTTGTTCTTTAATAAGTTCTTTTTCAACTACGGGAACAAGACGACCTTTAGAAGTAATCAAATTCTTATAGTTTTTGAGATGCCATGGTGTGTCTGTCATTTTAGTTCCTTGTATAAACGTTCCGCTAAGTCTAAAGAGTGTGTATTGCCTGTTGTTACGTAATCATGGTAGAGGTCAAGACATCGTTTTTTGTCATCAATTTTTTTATGTTTAAAAACAATGTCCATAGGTTTGTAGTTGTGTGCAAACTTATGATGGAAGTAAACAATTAGGCCTTTACGTTTTTGCCCAACAACATTAAAAATTTGTTGTTCCTCATGAAGGTTACTCAAAGGACCTGTTATACGACCTGTTGACTTAATGTTTTCTCCATGACTACGCAGAAACTCAACAAGTTCATCAGCAGTCATACCGTCAGGACAACCAGACAAGATATTTAAAAGATGGTCAACCCTTTTAGTCACTCTGTTCTTCAATCATCGCTAAAAAATCGTCCTCAACAAGAACCACATAACCACGGTTATTGAGGTCAAATTGAAGAATAGGTATGCGGTCTTCAATAATCGCACGTTGTCTTAACTCCCTTAAATCTAGTTCTTTGATTGTAATGCTTTTGGTGCCCGTTGTAAACTTGTTCTCAATAAGAAGTGTTTCAGAACGAACATCATTTTTGCGAAGCCAACCTGAGCCACTACCAGCGTTACGACTTCCTTTGTAGGCTCCCGCTGAACGCTTCTCTTGTTTTACAGACTTTTTAAGGATGGCTTTGCGGTCTTCTTTATCAAGAGCCACTAAGCGTCCAATCCAAACTTTTCCCAAACCTCTGCTTTGATAGCAGCCTGTAGGTCAAGGTCTTCACGAATACCTGCAATGAGTGCTTCTTTACCTTGCCACTTTTGGTCATGGTACGAATAGAAAGCGCCAGCACGAGTAATGATGTCTTCAGATGCTGCAATGTTTACAATGTCTTTAATAACATCAAAGTCACCAAAGTTAAAACCTTTGCTCTGTGTAAAATAAAAATCAATAACGGCTACTTGTTGTGGCTTGTAGGTTTTGTTCTTCATAGTACGAGCCTTAATGGTTTGACCAACAGTCTCGTCTTTCTCTTTGAGCCATTCATCACGCTTAACTTCTACACGGCAGAAGTAATGAAAGTTCTTTGCTTTTCCACCTGGTGTAGTGCGATTATCGCCCCACATGACACCAATCTTTTCACGCCACTGATTAATGATAATCCCTGTACAACCTCGGTCCTCATGGACAAGAGAACGCTTCTGTGATTTGGATGACTTACGAAAAAACTTACCAGTAAGGCGTGCTCCGAGCCCCATGGTGAATTCCTCCATTGTCTTCTCAGCCTCATCTGTTGGAACAAGTGCAGGAAGCGAGTCAATAACAATCAAATCAATTGCACGGTTGTCCATAACTTTCAATACGAAGTCATACACATTTTCCATGATGTTGGATTCAACTACCCACAAGCGGTCAAGGTCTACACCAATAGCCTTTGCGTATTCAGGTACATACTCTTCAGCAGCAATCCATAGGGCACAAAAATCAGGGTCTGCCGCTTGGTTAGCCGCAATGGTTTTGTATGCCAATGCGGTCTTACCTGATGATTCTTCACCAATAATTTCACTCCATTGATTGACAGGCCAACCTCCGCCAAGCATGAGGTCGTATGCCAGCACGCCTGTGGTAATACGAGGAAGTTCTTCTTGAATGCGGGAACCTTGTACAACCACCTCTTCTCCATACTTTTTATTCATAGATGAAATTAGTGCTTGTAATGTTTCGTGTGTTGCTGTTGACATATTGACTCCTTATGACCAGTTTGCTTCGTCACCTTGGTGGTAGATGCCATTCCAACCACATGTATAACAACGTGGAGCAGGTGCATTACCACCTACGGTGGTTCCCCCAGTTGACTTAGTACGACTAAAAACATAACCGCCACCGCAAGCAGGGCATGTCATCGTATCACGGCGAGTAGCCTCTCCGCCATTCGTAATGCCCATTCTTAGTGCTTCACTAAAAGATTCTGGTTGAGCAGTTGGTTGCTGTGAAGGACTTTGTGTAATGGGTGTTTGTGTTACAGGCTGTATGTGTGTAGGAACAGATGTAACAGGATGCGTAAATTGTTGTCGTGGTGCAGTTGGTTTTTCACCTGCAAGTTTTTTTGACCACCAGTCAGTCATAATCTTCTTCTCCATAAGGTACTACGAACGCCAGTTTTTCAGCATCCATAATTTTGTTGAGCATCGCTACTCCATAAATAGTGAGAAGGCTTTGAAAGTCTTCGCTATTTGTTTCTGGAGAAACTTTTTCAGTTTTCTTTAAAAATTGAGTAAACCACTTAGATGATTGTTCAATTTCTTTAAGAAGACCATAATGCATGAAAACTGCCCACCTTGTCAAGACATCTTTATGCTCTTCTTCTTCTACATCTGCTGAGGGGTATGCAAACCCCATATCGGCTGCAAATGTTTGACCTTCTACAGTTGACATTCTTAGATAAAAGTTGCGTTTATCTAGACTTGTCACCCTTTTGCCTCCGCCCAGGTACTTGCCATGTCACAGGACACACGAAGAGGAACACCTTGGATAATAGTATTATGCCCCATTGCCTTCATAAACAATTCTTTCATTTCTACTGCCTCTTCTATTGGAGCAACTGCTATTAGTTCGTCATGAACCTGAACAAGGACTTTTAAGTTAGTCCCCTTAAAGGCTCGGTCAATGTCAATCATAGCCTGCTTGCAAAGGTCTGCTGCTGAACCCTGAACCACCGCATTAACGGCTTGGCGCTCTGCACGGGACCTAAACTCTGAGTTGACGGAAAGGAGGTCAGGAAGCCTTCTACGCCTTCCTGTGAGGGTTTCAACATAACCAAGCCTGCGTCCTTGTGCAACTACCTTCTGCTTCCATTCAGTGAGACCTGAGAATTGGCGGTAATACTCCTGAATCATATGTTGGGCTTGCTCAAAGGAGATACCAGTGGTGCGTGCCAACTTACCAGCGCCACCTCCATAAGCCGTTAGAAAGTTAACTCCCTTACCAATCTGGCGTTCCTCACTTGTTACGTCTTCT